TGATCGTGCTGTTGATATGTTGGAGCAACAGTTGTTTCCTAAAATGAACTGATATGAACCATAAAGAGTTTTTCAAGATTCTTGTTGGCAATCCACCGCCAGAAATAGAATTTGAAATTGAAGTTAAGCAACGTGAAACAGAACAATTGCCTGATGAAGCTGTAAGGGCTTACTGTTTAGACCTAGTTAAGTACACCAAGTTACAGGATTTGCTTTTGACTTCAGCAATAATGCGTATATCAGAGATAGAAACCAAACTATATCGCTATGAGAAAGGTGTAAGACTATACAAAAAAGTTAGAAAGCTAGGTTTCTTTGGTAAAATAAAGTATCTTCTATCTGGCAATACAGGTGAGAAGTGATTATATTATTTAAAAACAAGACTAATCATGGATAAAAGCTTAGAAGTCTTAAACACTTTGCATTTATGTTTAGCAAAAGAATTACTAGGTAAGATAAAAAGTGGAGAAGCAAAGGCAGGGGATCTAAACGTAGCTAGACAGTTTCTAAAAGATAATGGTGTTGAGTGTATTCCTATAGAAAGTAACCCAATGCAAGAGCTTATGGAGAACTTACCAGACCTAGATGCTGTACCTTTAGCTGATTTATAATTGCAACCACTACCAAAAAAACTACAAGACTTTAGATATTTCTTAATTGTTACTTGGAGACATCTAAACTTACCAGACCCTACACCTGTTCAGTTAGACATAGCTGAATATCTACAATATGGTGCAAGACGTAAAATTATACAGGGATTTCGTGGTGTAGGTAAAAGTTGGATTACATCTACCTATGTAGTGTGGAGACTTCGTATGGACCCACAGCTA